AGTATTATTCAACAAAATTCATCTTCAGATGAAGAAACTGATAATATTCTTGAAAGTATTATTCAACAAAATTCATCTTCAGATGAAGAAACTGATAATTCACAAGAAAATCTAAAATGTTCTGAGGTTAAACTTATTCAAAAAAGAAAAAAAATTGCTTCTTTAATAAAAAAAAATATTAAAGAAGAAATAAAACCTTCTAATCATGTTCACCCTTTAATTTTATTTGGAATTGATAATAGAGAAAATTGGTTATTTACTGTGAATATGAATATTAACATGATGAATTTAAAAAAATTAAATAGAATTTCAAATTCACCAAGTCCTCTACATATGTTTCATTATTTATGTTGGAAAAAAAATAAATTTGAAACTTCATATGTTGCTGATAGATATGAAATAAAAGATATTAAAAAACTTTTATGGAACTATAAAGAAATGTATGAATTTAAAAGAAATCAAGATGTAATTGCCATTATTGAAGACCATAAAAGTCCTCAGTATGTTAAAGGTTATTTATCATTTGATGATAAAAATTTTGAAGATAATAGACACGCTATTGGTATAACAGAATGTTCCGATGTTAAAGATAGTATTGAAATTTTTGATATAAATGAAATTTCATTATATGGTAAAAAAGAAATGCCTTATTATTTTGAAACTGAAAACAACGAATACTATATTTTTAACAGAAATTGTATTATTAATCCATGGGATATTAAAACAGATAAATTATTATCTCTTACTTATTTAGACGAAGAAGTTTGTAAAGTAAAACATTTTAAAGTCTTAAAAAGAGTTAATGGATATACAAAATGGATTGTTAGAAACAATGATGGAACAGTAGAACATATTGATTTAGAGGAATATAATACACCTATTATTTATGAAATAGAAGAAGAAGAAGATAAATTAGATGATTATATAAGAATATCTTGTAATACTGGAAGAAAGAAAAAATTTAATAAAGTTTTACATTATTCTTTTGAAGTAAAGGATGAAAAAATATATAGAAATTTAATACCAGTAATAAAAGAAAGTATTACTTTAGGTGGTATTGGAAATGAATTATATCTTGATAATCATCTTACTAATATAACTTCTTTTGAAATAACAGACATTAATGTTATGATAAATAATGTTAAACAAATTTTATTAAATTATATTCCAAATTTAAATATTACCATTAATAATACTGGTTTATGTATTATTTTTAATATTAATTAACAAGTATTAATATAATGGAAAAAAAGTTAATAGTTTATGATAAAAAAGATTTAAATAAAATTTTTTTTAATTTAAATTTAACAAAAGATATTATTAAAATAATATTAGATTCTATGTATTATAATTATTATAATTTTATAAATAATAATTGGGATAAATTGAATGAAATAGATTGTATTTATTATACTAAAAATACAAACCATACTAAAATATTAGAAAATGTTATAAAAAGAATAACTTTTGAAAAAAAAAGAAAAATAATTTATGAAATATTACCATTTTCTATAACAACTAATAATTTAAAAATATTTAATATATTAAAAAATAGTTTAATAAATATAAAAGATAGTTCAATTGATTATAAAAATAATTACAAAAAACATAAAGATGAAAATTATAAATTTTATTATTTTTTAAAAACAAATTATAATTTGTCTATTAAATTAAATAGAAAAGAATTTATAAAATATTTTAAAAAAATAAAAAACTGGTATATTTCTTATTATCAAAGAAAAAGTTTAATGTATTCATATTATTAAATTGCTTAAAGAGTTTAGAAATATTTTTTATTAATAAATGTTTGATATATTACTTTCATTAATAAAAAAAGAACAAGTAAAATTAATTGAATTTTATCTAAAATTAACAAAAGAACAAGGAAATGGTATATTAGCATTAAGCACTGGTAATAATAAAGCAGATTTAAGATATTATTTACCTAATAAAATTCCATCTATTTATTCTGATATTGAAAATGAGATTAAAGAAAAACTTAAAAAAATAGAAAACAAAAATAAATCAATAGAAGTAAAGGATAAATGGATAATAACATTACCAATTATTGAATTGGAATCTGATAAAGATGTGGTTATACCAACTTTAAATTTAATATTAGATGACAATAAAAATCATGTATTTTTTCAGGGTTTTCCACAAGAAATTAAAATAAGTGAAAATAAAAATGGATTACAATATGTATTGGTTGCGGAACCTCATCAAAAAACTATTTGTAAAAATAATTGGACTGTAGAAGCAACTTCAAATGGACAAAGATATCTTGAAACTTGTTTAGAATCATCTAAAATTTGGTATAAATTTATGACATTTCGTTCAGATTCAAGTTATTGTAAAATAGTTATACCTGGTACAAAAGATGAAGGTTCTAAAATTTTAGAAAGAATTAGTGATAACAAAAATATAATGGATAATCTTGATAATTTTAGAAAAAATGATAAAGTTGGTGCGCCAATAGCTTATAATTATGGAAAGAATGGTATAATATCACCTGGAACATTAAAACATGTAAATACTTTATATGAATTACAAAAATATTTTGGTGATATGAATAAATGGAATATTATTGAATTTGGAGGAGGTTATGGTGGATTAGCATATATAATGTCTAATCTTGTTAAATGGACCAAATATTCTTTTGTTGAAATTAAAGAACCATTAGAATTAGCAAAACAATGTTTTAAAAGTATGGATTTAAAAAAAATAAATCCTCTATTGCCAAAAGATATTGATAAAGAAGAAAAATATGATTTATTCATAAGTGAATATGGATTTTGTGAATTAAATAAAGATGGTATAGATAATTTTATGTTTATGCTAGAAAATAGTCAAAATGCTTATCTAACTATGAACTTATGGGATAAAAATAAGAAAAAAGAATTAAAAAATAAATTATTAAAAATATTTAAAACTGTAGAAGAGCATGAAATATTTTTAAAATCAGAGTGGGGAGACTATTTATGGGTTTGTAAAAAATAAAAAATTATTTATTATTTTTTTTTAAATTTTGTAAATTCTTTATTAAAATCTTTCCATAGAGTAAAATCTGGTGATATTATATAAAAATATGTTCTTATTGAATTTTTTATATCATAATCACTACCAGTATTAATAACAAATTTAAAAAATTCAGATTCATAAGCACATTTCTGAAATTCTTTTTGTCCTAATTCTTGACCGATTTTATTAAATTTAAAACTTATTGATATTTCTGGAAAAGTAATATTATTACTTTGGTCTTTAAACCAATTTTTATTTTTTTGTAATTGTTCTTCAATAGAACAAAAATTATATTTTATTGGACTTTTATATAATAATATTTTTAATTTTTTTTCTGATTTTTTATATTGTTTATAAAAATCAGATATTATCCATCTTTTGTTACCAGATTTATTTTTTTTTACTATATAAACTTTTCCATTTTTACCCATCCTCTTTTTTCCAACTTTTTCATCTGTGGCGAAATAATTTAATCCTTTTAATTTTATCATTTATACAATTGTAAAAATAAAATTTGATAATATATATTAAAATGAAGGTTGATGTTGATTTTAAAGAAAGAATTAGAATTATAGCTATGTTTTTGTTGCAAAGTTATAAAGTATTAATGGGTTCTTTGTTGTTATTATTTGTTCCACAAGAATGTGGTGATGAATTATGTACTATGAGTCAAAGTTTATCTAATGACAATATTTTATATAGAATTTCATTAATTATTAATTTTATAACAGTTGGTTTTTTTGCTTTGACATATTTTATTGAATTAAGAAGAGAAAATTACTGTGTAAATAAATTTGATATAGACCATAATGTAGCAGATAATAATTTATCTTTGGTTTTAAAAGAAAAACCATTTTTATTATCTAAAGTTCAAAAACATAACAAAAGATATTATTATGTTACTATTTCAACATTTATAATATATTTTATAAATTTTATATTATCAACAATAATATTAGTTCAAGATAATATATTTTTATCTACTGGTTTAACACCATATTTAAGTTATATTATTTTAATTCTAATGAAATTATATGACTGTTATTGTATTTCATCTACATCCATAAAAGAAGATAAAGCATTAAGCTCATATATGGTTGAGTTTACATCTTTTAATGTCATAGATCCAGATAAAAAAGATAAAATTGAATTATTAGAATTAAAACATAAAGATGAAAAAAATAATATTGAAGTATAAATTATTATTTATTATAAGTTATTTATATAAAGAATTTTTATATAAATAATTAGGATTATGGATAATTTTAAAAGAGCGGGAGCATTAATACTTAGTAATGATTTAAAAAATTGTTTAATGGTTTTTCAAAAAAGTTCAAAATTATGGGGGATACCAAAGGGACAAAGAGAAAAAAAAGAAGATAGTTTTATGTGTATGTTAAGAGAAGTTAGAGAAGAAATTGGTTTAAATCTTAATCATATTAAATTCGAAATTTTAGGAAATATTGTTATGTATAAAGAATCATGTATTTATATTATTAGATTATGTTTAGATATTTTACCAATATTATCACCTCCATTTGAAGAAGGAAATGAAAATCATGAAATATCAAAAATAGAGTGGGTTAAATTAAAAGATTGTTTTAAAAGAAAAAACAATTCTATTACCAGAAATGCTCTATATAGTTTTAAAAAATATATTGAAAATAATAATTCTGTTAAAATTATATAAGTAAATAAGTAGTTATTTATAAAAATGAATGAAAAAATAAATATATTAATAAATAATTATAAAAATAATAAGAATAATTCCAAAGTTGAAATAAAGATACATAACTTAAAATTTTTAGAACAATACAGAAATGATGATTTATATTTTTTGATAAATACAGCAACAGAAAGAGGTTATAATGGCATAGAATGGATAGATTTTAATGGTATTGGTGGAATTGATATAAATATATGCGTTAAATGGGTATATGAAAGGATTGAGGAGCAAAAATTAGGAGATGTTATTGAACCTTATTATAATAATGTAAACAAAAGGTTAGGTATTATTATTATAAGAAATATTTTAAAAAAAATAAATATTGAAAAAAATTCAATATGTCTTCCTTTAGAACTACAAAATAAAAAAAAGAAAATTGTTAAAATTGAAACTATAAAAGAAGAAAATATTGACAATGAAGAATTTATTAAATTAAATTCTTGTATAATAACAAATCCTAATTATGAAAGTAAAAAGAAAAAATCAAGAATTAGAAGATTTAGTAATAAAGTTGGTAATAAACTTAGCAGTATAACAAATATTTTAACTAAAAGTTTTAGCGGTTCTTCAATTAGTAGTATAACATCTGTTAAAAGTCAAACTCCAAAAGAATAAAATTGATTATTATAAATACATTATTTATTTTCTTTATAAAAATGTTATCAATTGATAATAAAAAATGGTTAATATTTACAGAAAATGAAGTAAATATATTAACAAATTCTATAGAAAATTCTAAATATAAAGATACTTTTATTTCTTGTAAAAAAGACATAAAAAAATTTTTAGTATATCATTTTAGAATAAATGAGGCAATATCTAATAAAAATACAGGTATTTTATCTGATATATCAAAATTATTAAAAAATTTTACAAAAGGTAATACACCTACTAAAAGCCTAAAAAAAGAACAAAAAACCAATGTAAGTAATAAAAGTCTAAAAAAAGAACAAAAAACCAATAAAAATGGACCTAAAAATGGATTTAAAATATTATCTGTTTCAAATAAATATATTTTTCCATTAACGGTTTATAAAAAAAAAGATGAAGATGAAGTTTCAAAAAGTATTGTAAAAAGTATTATAAAAAAAAATAAGTTAGAAAATAAAGATGTTACATTTAATTTTACTATTATTAAAAATACAAAAAAATATAATTATGTATATAAATCTAAAAAAATACACAAAATAATTTAATCAACTTATTTTTGGAAAAATCTTTAAATTTAATCAACTTATTTTTTTGAAAAACCTTTAAATTTAAATTCATCTAATATATTAATAGTCGGTCTCTTATTACAAGTACAATTTCCACAATAACATCTTATTTCTTTTTTATTTACCTTTTTATTTACCTTTTTATTTAAACTTTTTTTAAAATTTTGTGGAAAATAAAGTCTTTTAAATTCTTCTAAGTTTCTAGTACCCATTGATTTATTACAAGTAGAACAAATACACTTTAGATTTTGTAAATTAGTCCCACCACCATCATAAACAGAAATTACATGCCCTGCTTCAAAAC